ATCGGCGACGAGGAAGACAGCCATCTCGGTGACTTCATCGAAGACAAGAATGCGGTGCTGCCGCTTGATGCCGCGATCCAGGCCAATCTGCGCGAGACCACGACCCGCGTGCTGGCGTCACTGACGCCGCGTGAAGAACGCGTGCTGCGCATGCGCTTCGGGATCGGTATGAACACCGATCACACGCTGGAAGAGGTCGGCCAGCAGTTCTCCGTTACCCGTGAGCGAATACGTCAGATTGAGGCCAAGGCGCTCCGCAAGCTGAAGCACCCGAGCCGTTCGCGCAAACTGAGGAGCTTCCTCGACTACTAAGCCGAACGACCAGGAACTGAAGTGAAAAGCCGGAGCACCCTGCCCCGGCTTTTCTTTGTGATAACGACGACTGCAAGAGAGGACCCGTAGCTCAATTGGTTAGAGCTGACCGCTCATAACGGTTAGGTTGCAGGTTCGAGTCCTGCCGGGTCCACCACGCAGTCACTATCAAAACCACGCCCAGAACGTGGCGTTGACAGACGTCTCGGTGTTCTGGGCCTTTCCGAGCGTATCTCGACGGAAAGTGCTGGGGAGAGACGGCCATCTCTGGTCAAAACAGGCGATTTCGGCGCAGCGTCTCCGGCTGCGATTTTCGTCGCCCAGAACGTTGATTTGATGATTGTGGAGATTGTCAGCCAGCGAAGCCGAGCAGCTGGCGCTGGGCGTCCCAGTCCATCGGGATCGGACCGAGTTTCTTCAACTTCTCGATATTAAGTTCGACCGGCTGACGACCTTCGATGATCGCCTCGATGATATCGGGAGCCAGGAAAACGAGTGGCAGGTACCGTGTGACTTCGCAGGCATTGATGCCCGCATCCTTGGCCAGTCGATCGACAGTCCAATCTTCACCTGTGGTCATGCGTTGCCACCAGTCATGGGATCGGGTGATCACCCCGATCAGATGCATATCGGGCTGAGAGAGTCCGCTGGGTTCATTGCCAATGACGATCTTGGCCTCGACACCTCGCCTTCTGGTGTGGAACGGGATCTCGACATCCTGGAAGCGGTTTGATGGGATGACAGGCTGGTCCGGTTGCAAGGTATGTTTTCTGATCCGGATCGTGAGGCTGCCTGGTGCGACGGTAATCTGTTCGACCAGATCGCAGAGTATATTACGCTTTGTCTGGTGAGACCCCTTCAGTTGTTCCCCAAGTTGCTTGATCCGACTGCGAACCTGTTCAAACGCCGTTGGCGGCAGATCCGCCAGATCAACGGCGCCCATCCATTCGCTCTCGGTCTCAACGAAGCTCTTGAGCGCGGTTGTGACCGCCCGATCGAGTTCCGCCTGTGGCAACCGCCAGCCCCTGCCCTCGTCTTCATCCTCATTGCCGGCCATCAACCGCCGTGAGATGTAGTACCGGTATGCCCTTTCGCCCTTGCGGGCATGGCTCGGCGTCAGCCGGTCGCCGGTCTCGTCTCGGAGCAGACCCGCCAGCAGTGAACATGATCGCCCGTTGGTTGGAGATCGCCGCTCCGGCGCCTTGCCCGCCAGCATCTGCTGAACTGCATCCCAGCTCTCCTCATCGAGGATCGGCTCGTGCAGTCCGTCATACTCCTGATCCCGATGGGTAATCTTGCCGATGTAGACCGGGTTTCTGAGAAGCTGGTGGAGATGGCCGCGTGTGAAGGGCTTACCGCCCTTCTCTTCTCCATTAATCACTCGAATCTTGGTCACGATACCCTGCTTAATGGTTGTACGGCGAAGCTCCCTGATAGAGCCCCGCGCCAGATACAGGCGGAACAGCTCGCGAACCGTCTCAGCTTCAGCTTCGTTTATCACAAGCCTCTTCTCTTTGGCATCGTATCCCAGGGGTGCGAGCCCACCCATCCAGATACCTTTTTTCTTTGAGGCCGCAATCTTGTCGCGAATGCGCTCTGCCGTGACCTCACGCTCGAACTGGGCGAATGAGAGCAGCACATTGAGCGTCAGCCTACCCATGGAGTTGGCGGTGTTGAACTGCTGGGTCACCGAGACAAACGAGACGTTCCTCTCATCGAAGGTCTCGATGATTTTGGCAAAGTCGGTGAGTGCGCGGGTAAGACGATCGACCTTGTAGACAACCACCAGGTCGACTTTTCCCCGCTCGATATCGGCCAGGAGTTCCTGAAGTGCTGGCCGCCCCATGGTTCCGCCGGATATCCCGCCGTCATCATAGCGTTTTGGGAGGATGGTCCAGCCCATGCCTTTCTGGGAGCGCACGTAGGCCTCACAGGCCTCGCGCTGCGCATCCAGGCTGTTGAAGTCCTGCTCGAGACCATCTTCGGTGGATTTGCGCGTGTAGATCGCGCAGCGGATACGCTCGCTCATAGCCCGAAGAACCTCGGGCCAGACCAGCGAGCCCCCGTGATCTCTCGGGCCACTTCGGAGAGTGAGCCGTATATCGCGCCATCGTGGCGATATCCATCCTCCGTGACCTCCACATGGTGGGTCCTGCCATGCCATTCCCGCATCAGGCGGGCACCCGGCGTGAGGCGCTTCGCCGGTTTCTTCGAGATACCAGTCTCGATCTTGTCTCGTGGTTGCGTAGCGATCCGGTCGAGCTTCCGCTTCGTGGCCGGTTTCAGACCACCGAAGGCGCGGACCTGGGCCTCGTAGGCTGTACTGTACTCAAGCAGCCGACGGCTGATGCCCTTGGGAGCGGGGCGACCGTGATCCTTGAGCCACTGTGCGAGCAGCTCGGCCCGCGACATTTCAGGGATCGCCGCGAGAAACACGGCGACCCCCTCCTCTTTGGTGACAATACTCATTGGTCTGCACTGGCTTCGATGCGATAGACCGTGACGTCTTTTGCGTTCTTGTCGCGCTGGATGTCGTGACCTTTCTTGCGAAGCCCGGTGAGGGCTGCTCGCACACTGTGGGACTGCCAGCAGGTGGATTTCCGGAGCTGGTCTATGGTCGCGCCTTGCGGGCGCTTCAGGAGCTTGATTACGGCTTCTGTCTTGGTGATGGTTTTGTCGGTCATTGGTGCCTCCTTGATCAACGTCGCAATGATTGCGGCGCTTCCACCGGGAAAGGCCCGGCCAGCTCAATGATCCGGGGGTCGGGGCGTTAGACGCCTTTGGTGTTATCCATGCACGCTCTGTTCGTGTTCGAAGTCCAGTCTTTTGCACAGTTAGTTTCCGGGCACTCCGTCTTCACTGTCTGAGTTGTCGATCAGGCGTTTGATCGCATCCAAATTCTCTTGAGCCTGCGTCAAGGCAGTATCAAGGTCCTTTGCGACTTCGTTTTCGTCAGATAGTGAGGTTGATGGATTTTGCCCGTCACTTGCCCTCGCAGCTGCGTCCTCAAGCGTGCCGGTTATGTCGGCGAACAGACGGTTGATCTTATCTCTGGTTTCTGTGTCAGGTCGTTCCACCATGGAGATAGTGACGCTTCATTTGGCCGATAAGTCGAGTCCCTTCCGAGCCTATTACTCGTTATCTTCATCAAAGTCGCTGTAAGTAACTAGACGTCTTGGCCCGCCGATCAGAGTCACACGGGTTTTCAGGGTGGGTCGGCTATGATCCGATCGGCTGTACCAGATCAGGGCCTGTGACAATGCATCCAGAAGATCGTCGTTCGCCGCATTCGGGAACCCAAACATCTCGCGTTCGAGCTGTTCCGTCCAAGGCTGGTCGTGGTGCGGGAGAAAGAGCCGACCGGCTTCGATGTGGGCCGCTGCCCGGGATACCCTAAGCTCCCGAGGGTCCCTCACAGGAATCGGTATGACGGCAGACCTGAGTTGTCTTTGAAGGTGTCGTACGAGATCAATCCCGTGATTGGCATCCTCGACAAGGATGGTATCGGGGTTCCAAGTGTGAGCATGTGACGTGGCCAAGTTTTGCAGGCCCAAAAGCTCCATTTTGATGCGTAGAGCGTCGATGACATGGATCTCGCTACCTCGAATCCCAAGCGTGATACATGCAGAGTAATCGTTCTTCTTGCCGGTCTTGACGGCCGTATCCCAGGATTGGATTACTCGCTGGTACTCTGCGGGATCGAGTGATGTGCTGGATTGCCGAATCCAGGTCCGCTTGATCATCTCACCGTCGGCTGGCATCGGCTCGCCGAGGTATTGTGCCGAGTAACCCGCACTTCCAAGCGTCATTTTCTGGTTGTCGAGAAACTCCCGGGTCAATCGATCCGGTTGCACGAGATCGCCTAGCTTGAAACGAACGATATCGGTTTTTCCAGAACCCACCCTGAACTCTGCCGGCTCATTAAATTCGGCGGGCACGTTCACAATTTTCCACCCGCCTCTGACGGCAAGGCGGCCCACCAAGTCGTCCTCATGCAATCTCTGCATGGTGACGATTTTCTTTAATGATGCAGGGTTGCGAGCTCGCGTGGCGAACCCTTCTCGAAAGTTTCGATCACAGTTCTCCCGCTCGACCTCAGAATGAACGTCCGAAAGCTTGATCGGATCGTCGACGATCAGAATATCCGCACCATGGCCTGTCGTCCCACCACCCATCGGAACACAGAGGCGCCCGCCGTTCATGGTGGTCAGGGTCTCGGTCTCAGTATCCTTGATGCCACTGACAACCGTTCCCGGAAAGAATTGCTGATAACGATCATGATGTATAATCAGGCGGAAGAACCGGTGGTGGGTGCGAACGAGATCGTCCCCGTACGACGTGCAGAGGATTTTTAACGACGGATCGTGGCCAAGCAAAAACGCCGGGAGTGCGGACGAAATCGTGAACGATTTTAGGCACTGGGGCGGCGCGGTCAGGACGAGTTGCGAGGTATCGCCCTTGACGCACTCCATGAGCTCGTGACACAGAGTTTTGACAAGAACGTTATCCTCAAAATCGAGCCCAGGATTCAATGCCTCGAACATCGTCCAAGTGAAATAGTATAGGTCAGACCTGACTAGAGCAGTCAGTTCATCCGTGTCACATTTTGCCATTCTTCGCCTCCGCAAGGATTTGAGCCTTGAAGGCCTCGAGGATAGCATCGTCGGACTTGCCCGCCGCGCTAATGGCAGAACCCGACGTGTCTGCATCACCTAGATATCGATCGACCATGCCGACAATGATCCCGGTCGCCCGCGTATCGCCTTTCAGGGCCTTGGCCATCAGAGCTTTGAGTAGCGCACGCTGCTTACTCAACTTCTTCGCCTTGCCACCCTCGGTGATCATGATCCTCTCACCGAGTTCCTCAGCCAGGTCGGTTTTGAGGTTCTTGGTCCCCTTCGACCGTCCCTTCGGATTTCCAGACTGGCCAGGCTTAAACTGGCCAGATTTGGGCGGTTTGCCGAACCCGACCTTGTAGTCACCCTTACCCATGTCATGCCTCACTCCGCCCCGGTGGGGGCAGCAACCGCAAGCTATCGCTCCGGTTCGCCGAAACATCGTCAAATGATTGACCGGTGTGAGCTAGGTGCGCCTTCTCGCCAGTCATCGTCTGCCAACGACGGATTGCCGTGTCGACGTACCAGGGATCCAATTCGATCCCGCGAGCCTGTCTCCCGGTCTGTTCCGCCGCCAATAGCGTGGTGCCGGAGCCAAGGAATGCATCAAGCACGATGCCACCCCGTTTCGAGCAATCTAAAATCGCATCGGCGACCATTTGCGTTGGTTTGACAGTGGGATGGCAGGCGAGATCGTCCATTCGACTCTTCCGGAACGTGTTGACGCCCGGGTAGGTCCAAACATTCGTGCGATAACGGCGCTCACCGAGGCCAAAATTGTTGATATGAGACGCTCGCCCGACCTTGGTCGCGAGAATGAGTTCATGCTGACTTCTATAGAATGACCCCATGCCTGCGTTCGACTTTCGCCACACGATTAGATTCTTGATCTCCTCGTAAACATCTCTTGCAATCATCATGAGATGTTCGATGTGTCGCCAATCCATGAAAATGAAGTGGATCGCGCCATCTTCACTGGCCGCGGCCATGTTCTTGCAAACGTCGCGCAAGAACCGCTTGAACTCCCCCTCCGACATCTCACCGGAAGCCATGGCAAACTCACCATGTTGAATCGAGCCAAGACCGCTTACAAATCCTTTGATTTTCACGTTGTAGGGCGGATCCGTGATGACCATCTGGACGCGCTCATTACCCAACAGATGACCAAATGAGTCGTAGTGGGTCGCATCACCACAGAATATCCGGTGCCCGTCGGCCTCCCAGAGATCACCAAGTTGGCTAACAGGGGGCGCGTTTCGACGCGGTTCAGGATCAATCGCGTCTGCCGGATCATTCTCGGAGTCTTCTCCAATCATGATCTGGTCGATATCGACCGTATCAAAACCGGTAATTTCGGGGCTGATCCCGAAATCCATGATGCTCTCGAACTCGAGTGCAAGAACCTCGAAATCCCACCCGGCAAGCTCGGCGAGACGATTGTCCGCGATCTTGTAGGTCTTTTTATCACCCTCTGACATGAACATGACCCGCAAAACGGGAACCGTATCCATGCCAAGTTTCTGCGCAGCTTGCCATCGAGCGTTACCAGCTACGATTTCATAACGACTATCAGTGATAATTGGATTGATGAATCCGAAACTCTGAATGCTTGCCGCGAGTTTGCCGATCTGGTTGTCGTCGTGCGTCCTCGCGTGGTGCCCCGCCGGATACAATCTCGACGTGGGAACAAGTTCGATTTCGGGGTGGTTTAACAGGTCTAGATGGCCAACTTCGACCGTCTCTCTATCTTCGGATGACATTCGCATCTCCTCGTTCAATCCTGTCGGCGAACGAGGTGAACCGCGATCGCCGACAGGAATTACCTATCGGACGACACTCGCGGTTCATCCTTGATATGCGAGCAATCAATCCACTTATAGTACAAGATGATTGTCCTGTACACAAAATGTTGAGGTGCGGTCCTAAGTTTCAGATTCCAGAAGCTTGGAGGGGGACACATCCAATCCCATTGCCAGCTTCTCCAGAACAGTCACGGTTGGGTTTCGGAGACCACGTTCCACCCCACTGACGTAGGTTCGATGCAGCCCACAATCGAAGGCAAGTTGTTCCTGCGATACGCCCTTCTCCTTGCGATACCTTCGCATGTTCTGGGCAAGCTGGCGGCGAATATCCATGCCATCAGTGGGCTGGATAGCAGTCTTATCGTCTACAGACTATGAGTCTCATTTTGCTGGACTTACGCTTGCCGGGAAGCCTGTATTTGGACCTGACAACGGTGCCAAGGAGGGACAGGTGAGCGCAGCACGACAACACGGTACACCCATCTATTTGCCAGATCCACCGGCTGTTGGCGACGCTCAACGGATGGAACGGGTTCAGTTCGAGCGCAGTGGTGATGGGCGAGACTATAACGAGCGTTGGCTGCAGGATCTGGTTCAGGGAAACCCCGAACTACTCCCCGTGATTGATATCGAGCCTGCCTATCGTCCCGTCATCCCTGTCTGCACGGAGTTGCCGACATCGCGAGGGTATCTCGACAACTTCTTCATCACACCCAATGGCAATTTGATCTTCGCCGAAGTCAAACTCTGGCGGAACACAGAATCCCGCCGGCAGGTGATTACGCAGGTTATGGACTATATTGAGAGCCTGACAGCCTGGTCCTATGCGGAACTCGAAAGGGCGATCGGCGATGCCGAAGGTCAAGACGGGTTCCAAAGTCTCTATGGCCTGGTCGAGGCCGAGAGTGAACTCGATGAGGCCTCCTTCATCGACGCGGTTTCCAGAAACCTCCAACTTGGGCGCGGGCTATTCTTCATCATTGGCGACGGTATTCGTGAGGAAGCTGAAACGCTTACCCATCATGTTCAAGCGCACGCCGGGATGCACTTCGCCCTCGCCCTTCTCGAACTCGCTTGTTACCGCCTCCCTGATGGATCCGGCCAAGTCGTTCAACCGCGCACCATCGCAAGGACAGTTAACATTGAACGCGGCATCGTCAGGATTGAGGGCACGGGTGCCAGGATCGAAGCCCCAAAAGTTCTCAATGCTGGGTCCAGGTCACCCAGCGCCTCTCCGGTCCCACAAACCCTCAGCTCTGAGGCTTATTATGAGGGTTTATCCGAGTTGGATGCCGCCCTGCCCAACCGACTGGAGGCATTCCTGGAGAAGATCAAACCGTTGCGGGTTAAGCCAGAGTTCAAGCGGAGCCTGATTCTACGATGGCGGGCCATCGACGGAACGACATTCAATATCGGGTATGTCTCATTGCAGGGTGAACTGTGGACTGATCAGCTGTGCTCAAGGTCAAGGGAATTGGGCGTGCTCGATATCACTCAAGAATACATCCGTAAGCTCGCAGATATCATGGGTGGTGATGTCCGCGACGCTTCAAGTGGAGATAACTTGTTGCTCATCAAGAATGGCAAGGCGGCAAAGATAACCGATCTACTCGAGCATGATGATGAGTGGGTCGAATGTATCGCCTCAATGTCTCGAGAAATTGACGAGCGCCTAGGCCAAGAGCACTAGACGCGCATAACCTTGCAATCTGGAAAGCAGGCTGCAGCGTCCATCATTAGCGCCAGCCGCCCAGCTCGCGGGGCGGAAAATCATTAAACGTCATGAGGTGTCGAAACTCATCAACTAGTGAACTCACGGTTTTTATTGCTCTACAGCCACACTAACGAGTAAACCATGTGCGTCACCATAGTGTGCTTTGGCAATAGACGTATACGTCGCCACATGGATGTCGTCACAGACGATGCAGATAGTGATTTTGTTCCACTAGGTTCCCCGTGGCCCCCACAGGATAATCGCTGCTCCGACAAGACAGACAGCCGCACCAACCAGGTCCCAGCGGTCGGGTGTCCGGGTTTCAACCAACCAGAGCCACAGAATCGACGCGGCAATATAGATGCCGCCGTAAGCAGCATAGGCGCGCCCAGCGAAGTCACTATCGACGCGAGTCAGAAGGAAGGCAAACAGGGCCAAGCTGATCATGCCCGGTGCGAGCCACCACGGTGACTTCCCCAAGCGAAGCCATGCCCAGAAGGCGAAGCATCCGGCGATCTCCGCGACAGCAGCAGCAACGTAGACGGAAACTGTCGCGATCATGACGCCAATGCCTCCAGCACCGGGCACTCCGGCACTTCCTCGCCGGAGCACTGGGCCGCCGTATCAGCGAGTACTTTTTCTATGCGCTTGAGGTCTATAATCTTGGTTCGCACGTCCGCAAGGTGCCGTTCGGTCAACACCTGTACTTCGGCGCAGGTCTGGGTGCCTCGGTCGACCA